TAACCATGACCATGTATAGCAAGTTTTATGTTAAGATTGTACTTCCTGTTAATCTCAGACTCCCATGATGCTATAGCAGGCACACCGCGAATGGCCACAACAAAGTCATCTCCCATGAATATTATGAACTCGACATAAGATAGTATCTTGACAAGAAATTCAGCCATAACAATCATGTTGACGTCGTTATTTCTATCCAACGTCGCAGGAAACCCGGATGGGTTTTGTCCTCTTAGCCACTGCTTAACACCGGCTTTTACAGACGACACAGTTCTTGATCTAGTCAATATGTCATAGAAATCCTGATATGACTTGAGTAATCCAAATACCTCGCATTTTTTGTAATACAATGCAGCAGTCACGTCAGTCTGAGTCTTATCAAATTGGCTGTAGTCACCTTCGACGTAGCGCCGTTCCCCTTTATCGTTAGGGCGCCAATCGAACTGGCAGACAAACCTGTTGATGTCCGCTATGCTTTTGCGTTGTAACACAAGTACATTTGGCTTGAGAATACTCTGTTCTCTCTCCACCTTCTGTGATATCACGGGAGTATATACACCGACAACTTTACCGGATCGATCATACTGCAGACTCTGCGGTGTGGATATGGCGGTCTCATAAGACGCGTCCAATTTTGGTTTCAATTTAGCTTTAAGCATGAAAGCATTATTTTGCATACCGTTTATTAACTCATTGAAAGCAAAACCGTCAATTTCACTCTCTGTAAGCAATTTCTGCAATTTCGCTTCCGGCAATCTTGAAACCCACTCGCGAATGTGCTGTTCGTCCGGACCTATGTATGGTAACGACTTCAATATATCATGTGCTCCATCAACGTAATACACATCCAATGCAGATCTCCAAGATGCTTGCCAAAGCATGTTGACGTCCAGCATGTCAGCATCATTCGGTGTGTTCGCGTTCCGCTTCTCTATTGTCAACAACGTGTTGATCATATTGTTCTTGACATTAGGTTGCACGTGTGACTTGACTTTGGGCTTATAAGCTGACTCTGGTTTGAGCGCGTCAAGTTTTGAAATATCTAT